TGACCGGTCGCTCTGCTTGCGCTGATTTGTCTTATGTGATTTCAGATTTGAAAGATGAGTACGCGGGAAAATTCGAAAGTAAAATCTCAATAGATGAGGATGGCGACATTTCTTCCGATGAAGTTGAGTTTGATACTGAATTGGAAAGGGATTCTTATTTAATGAATGTAATTTTAACCGAGATAACAAACAAAATAGATTTTTAAAAATGGCACAAAAGACAATGACATTATCCGATAAAGTATGTGAATGGGTAGAAGCACAGGCAAAAAAAGAAAACCGCAACTTTTCAAACATGGTAGAAACCATACTACTCGAAAGAATAGAAAGGGATAAACTTTGAAATGGGTTATAACGGTTTGGGTATGGTGTCGTTGCGACCTTACAGTACAAATTTGATTAATAACACAAAAACCTTGAATTATGAATACAGATAGCAAAAAGAACGGAACAAAGCAATGCACTATACCTGTTGTTAGGCGTAGTTGTTCTAATTGTCAATTTTTTCAGCACGAAGAAGTTGGTGATAGTGATTATGGTGCTGTTTACTCTGACGTAGCAACTTGCCAAAAATATTTAGACGCTGACCCCGAAACAGAAGAAGATACACCAAACTTTGATAGAGAAATCGAGCGTGATTGCTGTGAGTTGGATTTTTGGAAAGTTGTGGAATTGGACGACGAACTTTCTGAAAAAATTAGTGAGGATAACGGAAACCTTGATAATGCCTATAAGCTATTTTATGAACGTTACAATTACGCCTAACATATGTATAAACGAAACCAACCTTTTTTCTATTGCTTAAAAAACGTTTAACCTAAAATTTAGCACTAACTATTAAATAAAGATATTATGAAAGCAAAGTTAATTATTATTTTCCTGTTATTCACATTAGCAGGACATTCACAGACCGCAGTAGGTCTGCAAGTAACGCAGGACAACCGTTTATTCCTTTTGGGCGATGACCACGGGAACGATCCGTTAACGCCCGACCTTCAATTTAAAATCGTATTGCAAGGTAACGACAGCGATTTGGGATATTTGGTAGTTGCCCCAAAATACGAATGGGCGCAGCTGGCAGGTGGCGATTATTCACGCTTCGGTGTTGAAGCGGGTTATTCATTCCATACCTATATTTTAAAAATTGATGTAACACCGTTAATCGGCTACGGTTATATGTTCCGGCACGAGAGCCGTTCCGTTAGTTGGGAGTTTTCAACCGAAATAAAGATACCTTTAACAAAGAATTTGAGCATTATAAGCCTTGTGAACGTAAACCAACGGCACGACCTTAAAGATGCCCCTTGGCGTTACAATGTCGGTACTGGATTGAGATATGATATATCTACGGGATGGAACGGTAAGCAAACACGGTTTTAAAAATAGGAATTATGGCAGAAGTTAGGTATCAAAAAGACTGTAAGTACTGCGGAGAAAAGGAGTCTGTAAATGTGATAATGAAACAGACTAAAAATAGCCGAAGTTTAAAAGTTATGAAATGTAGTAAATGCAAGAGGCAAAACGGAATTAAAGAAAGTTTATAATCCACGCTCCCAGACAACAATACCTTTTAACAAATAAAGCAATGGAAAAAAATAGAAAAACACTAAAAATAGTAAGCAAAGACTTTTATAAACAAACAAGGGCGGATGGAACTATTTATTATTATCCTTCTGTTACTTTCAGAACTAAAATATTCTTTGGTCTTATTAATTGGAATTTTACAAGGTATGTACACAAAGTAACCTTTAAAGAGATTTACTTTCTAACAGATTATGAAGACTGGAAATACCCTTTTAAAGATTTAAGCAAAGCAAAAAGAATACTTGATGAAGTTGTTGAAAAAAGAATGAATGAATTTCTATCAGAAAAAGTAATAAGTTACTCTAAAATCTAACCCATTATGGAACTAAACGGAAAGTGTAAAGAAGAATTTGAAAAGTGGAAAATCAACAAGAGATTTGATATTATGTTTGGAAGTGATTTTTTCACGCTTCCCGATTCTATGAAATTTGGAGTGTACCAAGATTTTTTTATTACAAATAAAATCTATATTGAAATTCAACTAAAAACACAGCCAACAATGCAGGAAGCAAGATTTCAAATGTTTAGACCGGAAATATTACACAAAGGCCGTTTTCATAATTGCGCAGCTTCTTTTGGCAGAATAACAACCGCAAGAACCGAAGCGATCAAAACAGCAAACAACTTGTTCAACGAACAATAGAAGAAAAAGCCACAACTATCGACAATATTAAAAAATAATTCTATATATTTGTAAATACCTATAAATAAACACTATGTACACATTAAGAACATTTAACAAAGAAGGAATTGAAAGAAACCAATATTTAGGAAATAGCTACGAATACATTAACAGGGAGGTAAATGGCGAGATTTTCAGAAAATGCTACAGAGAGGCTTTTGGTAATGAACACGTTGCTGATTTAGATGAAAATTCAACTGATTTTTCTAAAGATTGTATGGGGTTTCTTATAAACGAAAAAGGAACTTTAATTTACTTGAGCAAAAAAGAAACATATTACGTTATGTCAAGTGATGGAAAGACATTTGCGAACCTAACATACAGAGGGAAGTGATTAAAATCAACTACTGCCCCATACTTGGAGCAATATATTATTTTGAACCGATCATATACGGAAATATGCCATCAAAATATTTCAAATGAAAACCAAAACAATCCACCGTTCCGCAATAAACGGACAAATAGTAACAGAGGAATTTGCAAAACAAAATCCCGACACTACCGTAACCGAAACGATACTCAACGTTAGAAACGAATTAAAGGACTTCTGCGACTTCTTGGAAGAACAAGGCAGACCAATAGACTATAGTTTAATTGATGAATATTTAAAAACCCGTTGAACCCTAAGAACTGGAGTAAAAAAGACAATGAGAAATGGACAAACATTTCACTCTCCATTTGCGGGGACAGGGATTTAGCCCAAGATATTTTACAAGAAGCATACCTAAAGATATTCGACAAAGAAGAAGTAAACAACCGGTACATTTACCGGACAATATTAAACCTGTTCATAAACCATTGCAAGGAAACAAAAAACATAAGGCTAACAGAAAAAATACAAATCGAATGCACCCAAAGACATTTCGAGCCGGACGATGAGGAAGAAAGAATACTCGAAAGGTTTAACGCCTTGGAATGGCACAAAAGGGAATTGCTATCCGAAAGCCACGACAGGTCATTAAGGGAAATCGAAAGAGAGTACAATATCAATTATGGTTTTGTGTTCCGGGAAATAAAGAACGCTAAAGAATTTATATTGAATGGCTAAAAAAAAGAAAGTAACCATCAAATCGGGCGGTGTTGGAACTACAATCGCAAAGGCAATCAAAGCAACGGGACTTGATATATTCGTAAACGGCAAAGACTGCGGGTGCAAAGAAAGGGAAGCCAAGTTGAACAAACTGCTACCATATCGTTTCAAGGCACGATGTATGACCGAACAGGAATACAAAGACTGGAAAGACTTTACCGAAAAGCGTACTTTAAAACTAAGTTGGGAAGAAATACTATTTGTATGCAAGATGCACTCTGAAATATTCAATAGACAGTTTTGGAAACCCGATTGCCTAAACTGCCAAGGCACAATCAAGGTGCTTATTGAAATGATAAAGAAACTCGACTTGGTTTTTGAACAATATGAAAAGTGATGGAAAAGTTCGACTTGGTTTTTGAATAATCAAATTCTTTCAAACAATGGCAGCAGGAGGTAAAAGAAAGGGCGCAGGGCGCAAATCTAAGGCAGAGGAACAACAGTTAGTCGAAAGGCTTAGCCCATTAGCACCCAAAGCATTTAAAGCGTTAGAACAAGGCTTAGACGATAATCAGAATTGGGCGGTCAAATTGTTTATGGAATACTCTTATGGCAAGCCTAAAGAAAGTATAAACATAAACCCCGACAATAATTTTGAAATACCATTAACTACTTTTTTCGGTGTTAGAAATAAATGAGAAATTCCTGCCGTTAATAACAAATAAGGACTGCCGTTATTTTATATTGACAGGCGGAAGGGGTTCTGCAAAATCATTCAGCACTACAACCATAACAACAGGCTTAACCTTTGAGAGGGGGCATAGAATATTGTTCACACGATACACTATGTCCTCTGCCCATTTATCAATCATACCAGAGTTTATAGAAAAGACTTCAATAATGAATATTGAGGATTCATTTACTATAAACAAAACAGATATTACAAATGTAAGAACAGGAAGTGATATTCTTTTTAGAGGAATAAAAACATCTTCAGGAAACCAAACCGCAAACCTAAAATCATTGCAAGGCGTTACCACTTGGATATTGGACGAGGCGGAGGAATTGGTAGATGAAAACATATTCGATACTATTGATTTGTCCGTTAGGCAGGCAGGAAAGCAAAACAGGATTGTATTAATACTCAACCCCGCAACTAAAGAACACTGGATATATAAACGCTTCTTTGAGGGTAAAGGTGTTGAGGGAGGTTTTAACGGTGTTAAAGATAATATTTGCTATATCCACACAACGTATAAAGACAATGAGAAGCACCTTAGTAAGTCCTACTTAGACCAAATAGAAAACATAAGGATTAACCAGCCCAAAAAATACGAACATAAGATATTAGGCGGGTGGTTAGAAAAAGCCGAAGGGGTAGTATTTGAGAACTGGAAGTTCGGCGCGTTCAATCCCGATAACTTGCAAACATCCTGTGGGATGGACTTTGGATATTCAATTGACCCCGACACGTTGACCGAGGTAGCAATCGACAAAAAGAAAAAGATCATCTATGTTAAGGAGCATATCTATTCCAAAGGGAACAAGAGTTCAGACCTTGCGAAGATGATATTGGCAAGGGTAGGCAATAAACTTATAATTGCCGATAGCGCAGAGCCACGTTTGATTGA